TTGTTTATATCTTCTTTACATTTATTATTATATCTCATTTGAGCTATATCGTAAATAGTTTTTTGAAATTATTTTTGATTTTTAAAGTACTCATCTAATTTTTTGACAATTTTAACTGTAAGATTTTCAAAATCTCTTTTACCTCTTCTTAAATCGTAAATAGTTGACGTGCTAACTCCAGTCTTTTTCTGGATGTCGTAAGCACTGTACTTACTATCCATCACTTTGTTTCTTATTCTCTCGATATCCATTTAATAACCTCCTAATTTTAGAAACCTTTAACAACTGACTTTGGAGCCCACATTGTGATATTTCCGAAATCAGTTTCAAAGCATAATAACAATGCTTTGTCTGTTTCACGTTCTACGCCGATATTATAAGCTAATTGAGCGCCCCATAATTCTGTTGGATCAAGGTTCTTTTCCATTAACCAAACTGGAACGCCTTGACGACCGGACCAAAAGAATTCTGGTCCATTATATTGCTTATGCGTCAATTCATATACAGCTCCATTAAAAGCACTGTCTGACATTCTTTTGCGTCCAGCTTTTGCCATGGACCAAATTTTCTTTAAAGCTAATTTTAAAGCTACCATATAATTTCCAACAGCTTTAACAATTTTCTTTGCAATTTTATGTGCTTGTTTCATGATTTGTTTCTTACTCATTTCAATCGCTCCCTTTAGTTTGTTTATATCTTCTTTACATTTATTATTATATCTCATTTGAGCTATATCGTAAATAGTTTTTATCAAAAAACAAAAAAAGAGACACTACATAAATATAGTATCTCTTGACGTTTAATTATTTAGATTTTAACATGTTTAACATTCTTCTGAAACTAATCCTCCTGTGCGAATTAGTTACACATATTATACCATAACGCTACATCTATAACCATGCAAAAAAAGACTATGCAAAATAGCATAGCCTTACAAGGTTTTAAGTTTTTAATTTCAATCTAACATTCTTCTGAAACTTAATCCTCCTACAAAACCATTACAATTATATATTATCATTTTATTTATTTTGTGGGAACATGTTTTTAAGCAAAAAAATAAGCCTACCCCTAAAGGTAGACTTAAAACATTATTCAAATTTGCCCCAATAATCAACACGCTTTCCGTTTACACTGCGTCCAGTAGGTAGGTAGCCATAACCATTTGAACGTGGCTGTCTAATCCATACGTATCCTCCAGTATGTGCAAAGGCGTCGTATTCAACTACTGAGCCTTTAGGTAGAACTGCAATCTTAGTTGAATTTGTAGTAGCTCCCCAACGTAAGACAATACCTTCGTCAACTGTTACCGTAAATTTGCCCTTTTCCAAGTACCAAGTAACATGCAAATCATCAACAAACGATTTAGGCATATCTTGTGGTTTTATAACTGGCTTAGGTGCTTGTGATTGCGTGATAACTCCGTTTGGTTTAGCTAACTTATGCCAGCCGTCAGCGTCAACATTAAGCACGTTTCTATCCATATCCCCACCGGTATACTGCCAAATAGTCCACGTTTTCCATGGATATGTATTAACGCCCATGTTAGGCACATTCCATGAATTCCAGTTCATGCTTGCATACTTTGCGACCCATAAACCACAATCAGATGCACAGTTAGCAACTTGACCGATTGCGCTTTCCTGTACGTAAATCAAGCACCATACACCAGTTAAACGGTGGACTTCATCAACAAAACGACGTACCCAAGTGGTATCGCCCCAACTGGTATTTTGGTACTCTTCCCAGTCAACCGCAAGGACTGCTTCACCAACCCAGTTCTTAATGTTGTTAATGAAATAACGTGCCTCCTGTACTGGATCACCACCGCCTGCATAATGATACGCTCCTAGCAAATTTCCTTTAGCCTTTGCCAACTCGTATTGGTGGTTAGCCTTTGGATTAACGTAATACGTGCCTTGCGTTGCTTTGACAAGTGTCATGCTAGAATGTGGGTCTGTTACAATACTGTCTGAACTACCTGAATACACGTCTGTTCCGTATAGTGTCATGTTATAACCTCCTATTTCTTTTTCGTGAAATCATCATTTTCGTTATACTCATCACTTAATTTATAGATATACTTCTTTAGCCATTCCGGTACTGGTATCCCCATTTGTCCTAGATTTTCGATAATCGAAACCACATAAAAAAGGATATAGAAACAAATAAAAGCATCTGCCATTGTATCCCACTCTAATAGGTCTAGCATTGGATAAAGGGTCAAAATAAGCAACATTAATGCTGCATGCTTAAACAAGCCATTAAGCCCTTTTGTGCTGTTTGTGGACTTATGATTTAAAGATTTAAAGAAACCTGTCATAATATCGCCCAGTACCGACCAAGTATAAATTAAAATAAATTTGTTATCTATCATTGATTGAAATTTGTAAATATATGTTACATGTAATGGTGGTGGAACCATTGCTAAATAATGCACATAACCATCTCCTATTTACCTCCCACCCACCGCTAAAATTTAATAATTAAATTCTCTATTGTCTCCAGCACCAATTCTGATAAGTTCTACGTGCTTGCTTTGTTTATCCACAATAGCAACATCTAGGACTTGCTCAGTAGTTATCATAAATATTTTCTGATGATTGTAATCATTCTTTAAGTTAGCATCACACTCAATCGTTACATGATTGATATTACCAACTTTCTTGAGCATATCAGTGTGGATATGTCCAAAGAATACACCAACTAAAGTACCACTATTTTTAAAGTCAAACTGCTTAGAACCTAAACTATATGTAGACTTGCTATATAGTGATTCTAAGATAGCATTGAATTTATCTTGCCCAGTCCATGTTACGCCTTCAGTAGTTCCCATAGGATTGAATTGTGGAACATGCCCAAAAATAACGATACTCCAATCACTATTAGTAGATTGTAAAGCGTCAGCAATAAATTCTAGTTGAGTATCAGAAACGTTGTATTTCTTGTACAATACTTTGTTGCTATCACTTGAGTCAGTTTGATAATCTCCATCATGAGTATCTACACCAATATATCTAACCCTATGAATAGTATCATCAGTATAGTAATACTTGCCAGTTTCTCCGTAATGGATATTGCCTTTCAATTTATCAAAGATATATCCTGTCATCTCTTGATCGTTGATAATCGCATTGTAAATACCGTGTTGACCGTTCCAGTTATCATCATGATTGCCAACTACTGGCAGAAAGTGCGATACGGTTTTACCTAAATCAGTTACTAGTTTGTTCATGCGACCGATTACGACTGATTTATCAGCATTTTCATTGATTAAATCGCCTGGATAAATCATCCAGTTAATACCACAATCTTCTGCAATCTTCTTTATCAAAGCTGGACTTCGCCAATAGTTATTATTGTAATGACTATCTGCTATATAAATGAAACCAAACTTATTCTTATCTCTTAATTTGTCCTTGATTGTGGCTATCTTGCCATTTAAGTAATCTTGCCAATAGTAAGGAACATGATACAAATCATTTTGATTCAATTCTGAAATTCTATCAGTATTCACAACTGAGATACTACTTCTTAATTTTGAAACAACGTCTAAAGTTAAAGGTGTGGTATCTTCTGCGTCGTCCTTCATACGAATGATATAAACTTTATATTTACCAATCATATACGAACAGTCAAGCTCTCCATTCTGCGATAAGTCAAACTGAGTTAAGTACTTACCACTCATATCGTATCTAACAATGATTAACTTGATTCCTAAATTTAGCCAATCATTTAACACAAACTTGATTGGTTCACCGTTAGGATTGACATAGCCTTGTGATCTAGCTCTAAACGTACTATCAGTATTTTCACCTTTATAGATAGTACCAATCTCTAAATCATAGTTAAGCAATGCTTGAGAGTTTAGATTATAAGCCTTATCTGGATATGTTAGATAGTTACCACTTGCACTTCTGATATTTACAAACTTAGTAACATCATCAGTTAGAGTTGAGTATGAGCGGTAAGGACTAAACTTTGTCTGTTCACTCCAACTAAGCATCATCTTATCAACATCAGCATTACCAGCAGAAAAACGAATATATTTAGCTCCGTTAGGTATTACGTATTGATTCAAATAGTCTGTTCTTCTGTCAATCATTCTATCGGTATCATCATATGCACAAATGGTATAAAACTTGGCATTACCATCAACATTACCACTCTTATCAGCTTTATAGTAATACAACGTTTTGCCAATGTAATCACTAACGATAATTCCGTTTGAAACAAAAAATCCAGCTCTAGTATATAAAGTTCCGTACGGGCCTAAATCTTTATCTACTGAGATTGTATCTTTATTGAAAATATTAGGTGTATTTGCTGAAACTAATGAATTTAAAATCTCTTGGAACTGCATTCTGACCGCATTTCCTGGAGTATCGTAAATTTGGTAGTTATTAGCAATTCTAATATCCTTTAAAACTGGACTGATACCTTCACTTTGATAGCTTCCGCCATCTTTCCAAGCTCCATCTACCCAATACCATTGATGTCCTGTATCAATTGCGACAAAAATCCCTGGTTTACCGTCAGGATAAGCTTTTTTAATTGCATCAGCATTTTCAAAAGCTTCAGGATATAATTTCATTTGAGACAATTTATTTTCAAGTTCAGCTTTATCAGCTTTAACATTTTTAATTGCTTCAGCAAAGCGTTTCTCAAACTCTTCGATTGTAATAACTGGTATTGTTTTACCATCTACTTCACTAACATTTTTCGTTATTTTAAAATATCCGTAATTCTCGCTCGGATAGATACTGTCTTCATTTTCCCAAACTTCAAAATTATAAGTATCTGGTATTAGATCTTTAAATTTATCTGTTGTTAAAACAAGGCGGTCATCTTCAATCGTTAGTGTTTCCGACTTTAGATAACCGCTTGAATTTTTAATTTTAAATTTATATTCAGAGTTACTATCTAAACTGACTCTACTATCATTTTCAAATAATGATATTTTAATCTTGGTCTGAGCGTCTTGGTGTTTGAACACTCTTTGATCAATCGTCAATGTTTTCATTGCAATACTCCTTTCTTTATTCCTACCCACCCACCCCTTTCACTGAATTAAGCTGCTTTATCTTCAGGGAACATCTTATCGTAATCTTCTTGAGTAAAGTAATTTACTTTAACAAAAAGTTGTACATTTTCCTTTGTGAATAATCCCATATCATAATAACGTTTTACAATTTCATAACTATATCTCATCTTATTTACCTCCATTTTCTGCATTAGTTGCATTTTGTAACATAATTTGTGCTAAAGTTGCATTAATTTGTTGATTTGACTTAGTCGTTTCATCTACCGTATCAGTCAAAGTGTCAACTTTATTTTGTAAATCTGCCATTAACAACATTTGTTGTGCTGCAGCTTGTTCTTCTTGAGTTGGAACTGGTTTCACTTCTGGAACAGTGTGTTTCTTCTTCCATTCTTCTTCCGTCAAACTATCCCAAGAATTTGTGTTTTCGTTCCAAGTTGGATCATACAAGCCAACACCGTTACTATCTACCGGCTCTACTGTTGTAGCATTAGCTGGAACTTCTGCAGCATCATCAATCACATCATAACTAATGAATTTCTTATTTTCGTCATAAAAATATATTTGTTTCATTTACTTGCTACCTCCCCTATTTAAGTGCTACTGTTTGTTGGATATAAATTCCACCATCATCATTCGCCCAAAATGTACACTTACCTGTGTCTCCATCTACACGCATTGTTCCGTATCCACCGTTGTCTGTTCTGCCAATAAAATCGAAAGTTAGCATGCGAGTAGTGATTGATGTAGGTAAATAAGCGACTCGTTCAGGGTGTGTTTTAATGCCTGTGGGCCAGAACGTGATTACTACGAATTGGTTATCGTTTCTGACTTTATAAGTAAATGCACCTTCAGTACCGGGACCAGGAGTTGCACGTTGTGAAGCCCCCCATTGCTTTCCTTCATTGATTTTGTCAAAATTTTCTTTAATTTTTTCTGGCCCATTTGCCATTTCAGAGAAAATAGGTTCAAAATTTATTGCCATGTTTGTTCCTTCTTTCTTTATTATTTGCGCCATTCTAGGCGTTGTGTGTGTTGATCGATATAGTTAGCGCGCAAATCGGAAGGGCTTGTTGGCTTGCTAAAATAGCCAGATCCACCCGCAAGAGTGCTTCCACCTTTACCATCTCCAGCTTTAGCAGCACTATCATCAACACTACCCAAACTAATCTTAATTGTTTTATTGCCACTTCCTAAATACCAATCTCCATACTTGTAATATGGTTTGGCATTCATGTAGAAATTACGTGGTATACGTACAACAATTGAGTTGTTATTTGTATATTCTGCTTCACAAGGAATTAATTTAGTTAATGTTTCACCAAATGAACCAGAACCAAAGCCACCAATTTCAGTACCAATCGCATTTTCATAGTAGAAAACTGTTGGCTTAGGATAGTCTTTTTGATTATGCACGATTGTGATTTTGTAACCGTACATTAAATCTTCCAAACTATCAGCCGTTACCATACTTGCATTACGCTCGGCAACCATACCATTGGTTAACTCGATAACGTTAGTACCATCTGGAACTTCATCTCTATGTTTAACACGGATTTGCCAAACGGTTCCATGACCGTCATCGTAGTTGTCCCAACCTTTAGTGATTGCTAAATCACCAGCAGCTAGTGGAGCGTAGTTTTGCATGGTTGGGACGTCGTTGAATTGCCATGCTCGATCATGAAATTGAGCTTGTTTCAGTGTTTCCTGAATTTGCTTCGTCATTTCTAACAACTGATTATAGCGAACATATAGACCGTTCTTAGGGTCATTTACTTCTGCCATTGCGTCGTTCAATGATTGCTTGTACTTAGCCAACCATTCACTGAATTCTTGGCTATATGTTTCACCTGCTTTATTAAGCTTGTCATTAATCGCATCTCCTTGGTTAGTTACTTGCTCAAGGATTTGTTCGAATTCTTCAATATAATCTCTACCAGCGTTCCCAATATGTGCGAAAAATTGGTCGTCGATAACGTCGAAATCCATGTCAACGGTTGATACCGTTTGACCATCTTTACCGATAAATCTAATAAAGAATTGTTGCCAGTGTCCTGGCACGTTAAAAGTGCGCTCGTCAAAGTGTAACGTTACTCGTCCCAATGCGATTTGGTCGTTGCGGCCATTAGCTTCAACGGGATAAATATGTTTGTGAACGTACCCTTGATTATCTACGCCACCATACTCGTACTTCCAACCTTTCATATTAACAGGTAGTCCATTACTGGTAATATACACTGGCAAATAGTCATCTGTGTCTCCTACACGGCCATTGAAATAACCACTAATATCTAAGATTTGGTCTTGATATCGTGTTAAATCAAGCGTTAACCGTGCTTTTTCACGTAGCGCCATCTACTATCTCTCCTTTCTTATCGTTCATCTAAAGTGTCTTCGTCAAGACCATATGAGTTTAAGAAACCATCTACTTTGTCTTGCTTTGCCGCTAGTAACTCAAATCCTTTGGCTATAGTTTCCCGAACGTCTTTCCCATACTGAGCCTTACGAATTGTTTCGGCAATGTTTCTCATCTCATCGGTAGTAGTCATCTAACCGTCTCCTTTCAACTTATCAACTTCAGCTTTTAGCGCATTGAAATCTGCTTGTGATACATATCCCGCTGGGATTCTATCGTTAATAACTGTTTGTAGCTGCTTTATATCAAATTTGAGCTGCGTTACATCTTCACTGCTTGCACCGTTTTGGATAATCGTAGTAGTACTTGATACGTTGGATTGGCCACTTGCCTGAACTTCCGCTACACGACCAACAATGACTTTAACTTTCTCTAAATCCTGAGCTTGCCGATTTGTTTCTGCCTGATAATCGGTCAACCCAAGCGATTTATCACCAATTGTTAAAGTTGATTTATGTGGGCGTAATAAGTCAATTTCCTTTTGTACAACTCGTAGCAGTTGTGATTGTGCTACGTATGGATTGATAAACATATAGCGGTCAGCAACTTTAAAATGATTGAAATTAGGTAAATTTAGCTCAATTGCACTAACCTCCCAACTCTCTGGCACTCGTTGTGCATTTATCCACGCTTTGGCTTGGTTCATTAGAATGTTAGCATCAGTTACATCACTAAACTCAACCGTGCCGTTAATAATGCCGAATTCCTTCTGTAATTCAGGTATATCGATATAATCACGTCCGCCGTTAACACTAGTGATTGTTAGCTTTGGTTTGGCAGCATTTGAGTCACTAATCTCATCTTTTTTACTTTTATCTTTAGATTGTGAGCCATCTCCACCTTTCTTGATCAATGCTTGTGGATCCAACCAAGTGCCATCATTCGTGAACGATTTTCTAACAGCCTCGTAGAAGTCGGCTTTAGTAACGCCAACGTGTAAATGGTCAGTGTTTCGCCAACCAATAATATCGCCGGTTTTGACTTTATCACCAATATTTACTCGAATTTGGCCAGCACTGCTAAACGCCTCTTGATATACGATATTAAAACCATCTGTACTATGTGTTACAACATAGTTTCCAAGGCCTCCCATATAGTTTTTAAAAACCACTGTGCCACCATGAATTGCATGTATTTCACTGCCTGGGTGATCTATAGAACCAAAGTCTAATCCATCGTGAAAACCATTTTGTCTAAATTCACCGCCAGGATGAATACCAAACAATTGGCCACCAGAGAAACTACCTTCGCCAACACTTGGAAAGGGCCAGCCCCAGCTATTAGTTGTTGTTGTCGTAGTAGTATCACTAACCGGACCGTTAACTCGCCGTGTACCAGTTGGACCCCAACCGCCGGCGTGTGAGATATCAGCTAACCAATTAGAATCGTTAAACATTGCTAAAAGTTGATGAAAGCCTTTATGGATATCTTCATATCTTTGTACCTTCCAAGCGTCAAATGTTGGCTGGATATACTGAAGTAAACCGGTTGACGGATGGCCTGCTGCTGCATTACTGTCCCAGTTGTTTGTGACAGTTTCACTACCGCCAGACTCTTGATTGATACGCCTTAGAACAGCACTCAAACCGTTCTGATCAAGATTGACGTTCATCATTTTTGCAGCATGCTTAATTGCCTCAGTCCAATCACCATTAATAGCGGTGGTTGCACCACCACCAGTCGTTATTGTTGAACTTTCGCCGTTAACTTCAACTTTGTTACTTTCCAGCTGTTTTCCTAAAGGTATAAGTCTAGTTATAACCTTTGTGGGATCAATGGTAAGGCTCGCAGATTGCATGTTAACCGCTAACTGGATAGGTGTATCGTTCTTATGATCGCTGCCAATATCAGTTACATAGTCAAGTACGTTTGGTCCGCCTGGCCTGTATTCTGTTACTAGATAGCCACCTAACTCGTTAATTAGCTTGTCTTTGATTGCATCCCGTGTTTTTGGATAATCAATTTGTCGGTAAGCATCATCCTTATTGTTAGTAACGTTACAGTTACGTAGTTTGAACTGCTTATACTGTGGCACTTGACTGTTATGAACATCGAGCAACGATTGTAGAAACTCTTTTGGAGTTAAGCCAACTGCTTCATAGAAACGTTGGATACTATCCAGTAGATACGCTTCAATATCCTCGAAAGTGTACGTTCTGATGAAACGCCCACTAGACTCCATTTCTTTTTTTGGTTTGATTGCTCTGCCACGAAATAACAGTTTATCGTCATCATAGACCTCAACGTGTGTATGCATTGGCCTGACGTTGTCGAATAGTGGGTTATTGCGGTTAACTGTTAACTCTAAATCATCGATATCAGTTTCTTTAATTGTAAGTTTGCCTTCACTAACCGTGCGATTAACTCGTTGATCAAGCACAATAAAGCCGTCCTTATCGGTTGGCTCGTTATATCCAATAATTCGATACATTACACCATCTCCTCGCGTTTGAAGACAAATTCAATTGTTCCACTACCAGACAAGTTGATTTGGTTATCACCAATATCGAGTACCACTTGTATTTGCTTGTAATTGCTATCGTTCAACGACACTTCGCCAAAACTTCCTTTTGCCTTGACGTTTCCACTAACCACAAAAGATGATAAAACTGGTCGTGAACCAATATTCTTAACATTGACATCTTGACTGCCATTGACGCTAAACTTAACTGGTTGCCATATCCAGTGTGGAAAGAAAACATCATCCCAGTAATCAGTACCTTCATTGTGGTTAGTGTAAGCATAAGGATATGCAGTGAACACAATTGAAGTCTCTAATGCCTCTTTGTCGCTATTATCATCAACCTCAACACTTTTACACTTGGCCCACCAGTAGTACGTTGGCTCGTGAGTGTCAGTCAGTTTGCCCCAGTTGCACGGCATTAATTGGCGCTTTAATTCCTGTTCAAAACCTTTGCGGTTGCGATACTCTTCACCGATATATAACAGCTTATAAGTAATCTCGCGATTCTTAAAAAAACGCTCGTTACCAATCATCGAGAAGTCGTAACTGCCTTGACGATACGGCACGCTCTCAGTAATCTCCTGTTCTTCAGGCGTGGGAGCTGTTCGCTCAGTTAGCCACCAACCATTTAAGCGTGTATCGTAACCGTTAAAAATAAAGCCTTCGCTTGCTATATTTAAATTGGTATTATCTTCCACTGGTTCAAGGTTTCTAAATTCGTATTGCATTAGCTCCACCTACCTTTCAAATTCACTCGATTTCCTAAACGATTATCGTATCTATCGTACGTACTTCCAACAAGCACATCACCATCTAGGTAAATGTCCTGTTGCTTATCTGCTAACTTCCGTAATAGGCTGTTGTTTTCTTGCGCCATTGTTGGACTATCAATCGTTAAGTTATCGCTGAATGTTCCTCCAAAGCCCACTGAATGTTGTCTATATAGATTTTGGTTGGCACTTTGTAAAGCACTTATAGTATTCATAAAGTCCCTTGTATCTGGACTTGGTACTGCGATTGTTTCTAAGTTGCTAGATACTGCATCAGAAACTGCACCAGCCATGCTAGATACGCCTTTTTTGACCGTTTCAAATTGGTCTTGTAACCCTTTATTAAATCCAGTCATGATTGCAATACCGGCTGGGATTAACAATTTACGGTCGTAACTGATAGGACCTTTGTGTTTTTTAATCCAACTTGCAATTCCACCGACAAAGCTCTTAACTGACTCCCATGCTGATTCTAATCCGTTAAGAAAAGAGTTCATGATTGCTCTACCTTGTGCGCTTAAGTCGATATGAACAACTGATTTGATAAAACTCACACCGGCATTGAATACACTCTTAATTGAATTCCATACCGTACTGATAACAGCTTTCAAGCCATTCATTACGGTTGTTATCACAGCTTTAACGCCATTGATTCCAGCACTTACAACGGATTTAATACCATTCCAAACAGTAATAGTAATTGAAACAATCGTGTTCCATACTGCCGACCAATTACCTTGAATAGCTTGCGTAATAGCTTGAATTATGCCGGCTACTACGTTAATAGCTGTTGAAATTACAATTACAACCATGTTCCAAACTGTTTGAGCAACCGTTACAATGGCGTTCCAAATAGTTGACCAAACTGTTTGAATAATCGTAAGTGTAGCTTGGATAATTGATGAAATCATTGTTATTCCAGTCTGTACTGCTGTTGTAATCATATTCCATACAGTTTGAGCAACTGTTAAAATCACGTTCCACACTACCGACCAAATTGCTTGAATTACGGTCATCACGCTTTGAATAACTGTTGATATAACATTAATTCCTGTTTGAACTATTGTTTTAATTACGTTCCATACGGTAGTTATAACTGCTACTAAGCCATTCCAAATAGGCGTGGCAACTGCAACGATACCTTGCCAAATTGTTGAAAAGAACGCTGATAAGCCACTCCAAATTGTTTTAGCAACGGAAACGATACCTTGCCACAAAACAGTAAAGAATTCCGTTAATGAATTCCATAGGTTTTTAAATGCGTCAATAATTGGCGATACTGCTTGGATAAATCCATTCCAAGCTGTTGTAAATACACTAACGATTGAACCCCACACGCTTTGGGCTACTGAAACAATGCCTTGCCATAGGCTTGAAAAGAAACCAGTTATACTACTCCATACGCTTTTGACTTTATTAACAACGGTTGTAAAGGTGTTTACTATCGCACTCCACACGCTTTGAGCAATCGAAACTAGCCCTTGCCATGCGTTTGATAGGAAATCAACGAACGCTTTCCACCATCTTTGACCTGTTTTAGTCTGAGTAAAAAACCAAACCAATCCAGCAACTGCGGCGGCAGCACCAGCAATTATTACAACCCATGGATTTAATCCTAATAGTGTAAAGAACGCCTTGATAGAACTCTCCGCTCCAGCTACTAACTGCACAAATGCTTGCAAGCTTTGTAATCCGGTTATCAACGACTTTATACCAGTCGCGGCAGCTTGAACTCCTTTAAAAGCTCCGATAAAAGTAACTACACTAACCGCTAAAGGACCAAGCCAATCTTTATTTTGATTTATAAAATTGAAAACAGTTGATAAAACGTTGATAACACTATCCACTGCACTTCCGATACTTTGAGCCAATGCTTGTGGATTAATTCCGTCTAAGTAGTTAATAATCCCACTAATTGCCTTGATTCCATAAGAACCGATTTTGTCAAACGTTGGTAGTAATGCGTTTGTGGCTGTTTCCTTAAGTCCGTCCATAGCTTGCCCAACTGTTTTATATTGAGTAGCCATTTTAGAAAAGTTTGCATTAGTTCCGGCTTTTGCGATTGCGTTGAAAAAGTCTTCCGTCTTAACTTTTCCATCTTGAACGTTCTTAATCAATTCGGACGTACTCATGCCCATAGTTTTGGCAACTGCTGCAATACCGGCTGGAGTTTGTTCCAACATCAATCTGAAATCTTGCCATTGCACCATTGGCTTGGCTGCCATTTGCGTTGCTTGTTCACTAAGTGTTTTCATAGCTTGTTGTGGATTTTCTGAGGCGGCAGCTAAACCACCAAAACCTTTAACAAGTTTAGTTGTATTCTTAGTGCCAACTGCTGCAAGTTGTGAATACGTTGACGCCATATCAGATGCACTATATATGGTTTGTTGTGCAAACTTAGTTAATTCGCCTCTAACCTTTGAGATTTCTCCGGAACTTTTGCCGATATAAGCCATATTTCCGTTGAAAGTCTGCCATGTAGCACTTGTTTCACTCAAACCCTTATAAACATCAGAAATTCCATTGGATATTGCTCCTAATGCGGCGGTTCCTAAACTCATAACCCCAATAGCGCCGGCTACTGATTTAAATGTGCTACTTGTTGCCGAACCACCTTTATTCATTCGTGATGAAACACTGTCGCTTGTTGCTCCTAGTTTGTTCATCATCTGCATAGCTTTGTTTGTAGTTGACGTAAAATTTTCATCAATAGCCTGTAAAACGGCTTTAACACTAAAAGATTGTGCCATTTAGAAACCACCCCTTTCTTCTTCATTTCTCATGCTCCAAGGGATAATCTTCCCTTGTTTCTTGAGTTGTCTAAACTCTTTAAGTCTTTCTGCGAATAAGTTTTCATTAGTTCGCAACGTGTTTTGTTTCTTCGTGGCTTTATAGTCTGCCTCAAAGTTTCCTCTAACTTCATCAATCATCTTGTTAGCATCAAAGAATTGGTCAAACTTCCTAAATTTAGGCTTAGGATTTTTTGAACTACCAGTTGTGGCTTGCACTTGTTGATTTAGCCACGCTTGGTATGCCAATTCTTCATTACGCTTGATTGTTCTAAGTTGAAACGCCTCTAAGCGTATCAGATACTCATCAAACGTCATCTTTTCAATTTCTTGCATACTAACTAAGCCTAGATATGCTAGAGAGTTTAGGACAATCTCGTGATACATTTGTTCACTTGATAATCCTGTATCTCCAGTATCTAGGCTTTGAGGTTTTTTGCCACTAACTTAGTAGCTGTACTTTCGTTGATTTCCTTGAGAATATCGTCAAAGTACTTCTCTAAATCCTCAAATGACACTTCTTTATCGATAAATGTTTCTACGTCTTCCATGCTTGGACGTGGTTTATTGTCATAAGCTGATGCATAAATTACGTTACACAATGCCACTGGGTCGTATGTTTGTAATGCTGGCAATGTTCGCATTAAAGCCATACCTAGTGAAACGCCGTTATTAGATACGCTTGCCACTTTATCCAACTCACGAACAAAACGGATTCCGAAATTTAGTTCATATTCTGTACCTTTAATTTTAATTTTCATCTAAAAAAGCTCTCCTTTGATTAAGCTTTTGGTGTTGTCGCTGAACCTATTCCACGGTCTGCGTCTTTCCATGCTGTTCCGTCGCCTGTTTCACCCGGACTAAGAACAACACCTAAGCCTCTGAATACGTATGCTAATTCTTCCTTAGCGTTGTCTGGTAACTCTAACCAACCACGTTGTGGAGTTCCATCAACACTAAAGGTTACGTCTCGTGTTGAATTGTCGTCTGGGTCGTTGTCGTTACTATCTTCAGTAACTGAACCTTGAGCATACCAGGCAAATACTTTACCTTCTGAATTTTTACGTGAAATGTTTACGATCCAAATTTCAACTTTTTCATTTTGGATTAAAGCGTCATATAGGTCATCAGAAACTTTAGAAATGTTGTTTACGAATTCCACTTCGATTTCAGTTTCTAAAGAACTTGAGGTGCCAACTGCACCGTCTTTTGTTTGAGTTGTATCACTATCACGTTTAGGGTCAAAGGATAAGGACGTTTGATAAGGGATAAGTTGTCCTTGTTCTTTTTCTGCGTTCTTCAATAAACGGATATATGCCAAGGTATCCATGCCTTGTAATACTTGTGGTTTAGCCATTTTCTTCACTCTCCTAACTTAAATTAAAAACAAGCGTCATCATACCATGATTTAACACAGTATTTGGAACGCTTGTATCTTGAATTATTTGATTTTCATATTGGTCTATACGTAATCTAACAAACGTATCTCCTAATCGCACTGGTTGCATGCACTGAATAAAGATATCGTTCATTATCTGGGAAACTTCAAAACGGTTTTCTCCGTCTCCCCACACATCCACATTAGCCACTATTTGCTCTTGTACTGCGTTTTTAGTAACAACCGGTAGCGTTTGTACTGAACCTACTAAAACGAACGGATAAGGTGCATTTTCGTTCTCTAATGGCAAATGGTCGTATGTTGTATAGCCTGAATTTAAAGATAATTGATATATATAATCGAAAATTAATTGGTCTGGTGTCATAATTCCACCTACTTAAATAACTTTACTAAATCTCCACGAAATTGTGGTTCTACCTTACTAAATGCCGGACCTAATGTAGGGCGTCTTGCCATGAACCTTGTACCATATTCAAGATATGGAAAATACTTTGTTCGTGGCTGTACTTCGGCTTTAAAGTTGCTTTTACGTAAGGTAACGCTCCTTTTAGTTGCTCCTGTACTGTATCCGGCTGTATAAGCCCTATCCATGTTGTTCATGGTAGTTGATTGCAAGTTAGCCCCATGCTTTGCCACAATTTGATTAACTTCATTTGGAAAACGTAACACGTTCCCTTGTAATGCTGACTTCAATTCCTTGACACCGGTAATTTTAATCCTACGTGCCATACCCTAGCCCTCCCCAACAATCAAAGTTGCCATTTTCTGCGTTTGTCGCATTGTCTGGAGTCGATATTTAGTTTTAGAGTTCCCAACAGTAACGAATGCCCAATTTTGATAAGGCAATTCCGGAACTCGTATTACTAGGCTATTATCATCAAACTTACCAAACAACTGGATAGCTCTGTTAGTTCCTATGTCTGTAACGTTAGCCATACAACTTCCAAGGAAATCAATCCCTCCAACATATCCATGCGTTGATGGGTCATAGTGTTTTTGACTTTCAGAATAGAAACTCACTAAAGTATCAAATCTCATACGTCATACCTCCTGTATGGGTCAATCATGTATAACAATCCATCTGAATTGTTTCTACGTTTATACTCCTCTATATCACTCTCGAAAGCGTCAAAATCGTTGTTACTAAACGTGATAGATTCGCCCTCTTGAGAGTAGGACGTCATACCTTCGTTTCTAACACGATTAAAACGACGTATAGCGACCTCTAAAGGTATATATGATAATTCATTAGGTATATCTTCGCCAGGCTTTAAGTCTAGCTTAAATCGCAATGACAACTCCGTATTTTTAATGATTAAATTTAAGAGACTATCAGACTCCTTGTTTTCATCTGATAGCCCCAGCATAATTTTCAAGTCTGATAGCTCCATAAAATCAACCTCTCTTTATTAATCTTTGCCTGGTGCTGCTAAAGTTCCCTTGATTACGCCGTTAGCAACTTCTGGAAAGATTTTAATTCCCCAGTAAAGTGTGCTTTGGTTAGTCAAGTTTGTTGTATTATCATCACGAACTAAAGCAATTAAACCTGTTTCGTCTGTTGTGATGGATTTATTTTCAAATAACTTGCGACTTTCTCCATTAGTATCTAAGTACATCAAGTTAATGTTATCCTTAACAGTTGCATAGAATGTGCCTTCTGGAATACTGGAGTTCATAATCAATGTAACTCCACCCATGAAATTGTTAAGTAATGTTAAACCAAAGCCAACGCTTGCTCCGTTTGTAATGTCTGCTGCACCTAAATATTTAGCGGCATCCATTGGATTGATAAATACAAGTGTTTCTACTGCATCATCATCAAATAATACTTGTAATTTACCCACTGATTGAGCAATCGCATTTTGTAAACCACCTACTGCCTCTAAATCTGTTGGTGCTGTTGCTAAGAAATCAAAGAAACCTTTGCGAACATTCTTTTGAATTTCACGTAAGATACGCTTATCAGATTGTAAAACTGCCATATCATATCCGACACGTTGAACTTCCTCAATGGATACTGCCTTACGTGCTTTTTCAAATGTTACAGTGAAAGAACGGTCTTTTGTGCGTTTTACACCACTTAATGGGATATCTTCGCCTTCGCCAACGCTTGTTGTACTAGCCATATCAGTAGTGAACTTGTACATTTGGATAGTATTACCTTGTGTCATTGCTTGTGGACGTGTAGTACTTAATGCTTGAGTTAGTTTTGTGATACTTTCGGAAAATTGTTCCACAAAGTCCTTTGCTTGTACTTCGCCCATATCTGGTGTTTTGATTAATTTTGGATCTGCCATAATTTTGTTTCCTCCTAGCTAAATAAGGACCAGTTATCACGCATTGCTTTTTGGCGTTCCTCTGTGTCCTTAATATTTCTAATTTGTTCTTTTGTCATTTTGGTTTTAACTCCTGTTACTCGTGGAGTTCTACCAGCCAGCAATTCCTTACGTGCATCTTCCTTGATGCTTTCAGTGTAGTTAGTAATTGCCTTAACGTTTGCTAACGTCTTTTCGCTGTCGTTTACAACAACCATATCAAGTACTTCATCTGGAACAGACAAACCGGACTCTTCAAACACTTGCTTGGTTTGTTTTAAGTCGTCGTTACGTGCTAAACGTTCTTCAAGCTCCTTGATACGTCTATCTTTGGCATCTTCTTCCTGTTTAGCTTTCTCTTCGTCTGATAGTTCCTTGATACTCTTGTCGTTGTTTTCGTATTTAGCAAGTTTAGCCTTAAGCTCCTCTACTTCCTTTAAAGCTTGGTGCTTGCTTTCTTGTTCTTTGCTAATACGTTTTTGAAGTTTCATAGCAATCTTCTCGGCGTCTACTGGTTTCTTATCGTTTTGGACGTCCTTATTATCAACCTTTTCGACGTTTTCTTGATTATCTTGAACTTCATTTAATTTTGTTTCTTCTGTATCCATATTGGACCTCCTACTCGCATTTAAAGTCATGGGAGACTATTATACTCAAGTTGTTCTTTAACGACTGCAAACATGGAAAAAGTCATGTAGGTTTTGCGATTTGAAATGGCTAAACCTAAATTTATGTACAAAAAAAGCACTCATAAAAATGAATGCTTAATATGAAATATCTGGACTATAATATTTATTGTAAATTTCATCATCTTCTGGCAAATCATCAATAGACTTACCAACTTTTAGACAATGTTGTAAAAGTTCTTCATTCAACGGTCCAAATGTTGGATAAGGTACTACAAACTTGGTTATATACTCAGTTAGTAACTCCTTAAGTTTGCCATCATCTACTGGATAATAACTGGAAATAAATTTTTCTATATCTTCTCCAAACTTATCCTTAAATTCTGCATTAACATTATTCTTCACGGCTTGCAACCTCCTTAATTATGTTCAAATACTCATCATAGGCACTTGGAAAATACTTCTTGATTAGTTCCAATGATCCTGAGTTATTAATTGTGGCACTTGTTGCCTCGGCAAAAAATTCTGTACCACGTCTGTAATCTGTAAATTCTTCTTTAGTCAAGCCAACTGTTCTAGCCCTTCCAGACGTTGTTTTCCAATAACCTGTACCATGCCCAATTCTTAACGGATGATCTCCAGCTCCTGAACCTTCCAACATGTCAGATAGATCGCCATAATCTTGAGTGATATAATCTTCGTCTATAACTTCCATTCTGATTTCATGGAATGCTTTTCTCTTACGCTCACGTTCAATATAACTTTCCAACATTCTTTCTGACGCTTTAGTTAAATTCCCATCTTTTTTGACCCTTAACCAACCATCATAAGCCTCAATGTACGCTTTCTTTCTATCTGGTGAGTACTCGGAAATTTCTGCTTTTGGCTTTGGTATATTAGCCTCAATGTAGGCTTTTATATCTTCGTCCATCTTATTTGAAATTCTTCCAAAACTCAAACGATTAGAAAGAATACCAGTTCCATTACTTAGATTATCATCTATATGGTGTCCAAATTCATGATAGAACACGTCAAACTTACGTTGATAGTAGTTCATATCATTAGTGGCGTTAAAGCTCTTCTTGTTGATATAAACAGTTTTGTCAGCTCCACGATAGAACGCTCCACCTCTTGTGGTTTCAAGTTGGAAATCTTTGCTTGCTTTCTTCCAAACAATTTGCATCTCTTCTGGAGCATTGTTGAGCGTATCATTGATTTCCTTGATATAAGTACCGGCGTTGCTCTTGCCAAACGTCTTAACGAAATAATCTTCCAAATTGCTATTAATGTAGTTAAAGAATGATTGTTTAGGTTTAACTTGTACTTCAATTTTATCATTTTCTTCTGGAGTTTTCTCTTTTGCGTTAGCTTTATAAGAATTATCTGCATTATCAACCCAGTAAGCACTGATACCACATCTACAATTAGGGTGCGCTGGTATTGTTGGAACGTTGTCAACCTCATAAACGCCACGTCCCCATTTGGTATCATGTCTATAAATATCACTGCAAATCTTGCATGCACTGGGTTCTGCGTGCCACTGGCAAAATCTATAATCCATCTCAATTAGTGAGTTCTTCTGTGCCACAAACTGCACTCTAGCACTTTCAGTACGTGCAAGGCGTTCAGTAACGTATCTATGATTGGTAACGACTGTTCTAACGTGTTCTTTAAGCAATTTAGCCATCTCTCGTGGATTATCTCCACGAATAATACCTGTTGATATAACTGCGTCTAACTCTGCCTTTAAAGCGTCCGTATCTGCCCACACACGTTGGCTAAAATTTGCACTACCTGTTTGAGCCATTACAACCGTTGCTACTTCCTTGCTAGTCCATAACGACGTCTTGGTTAAATCTTCGCCTAAGATACCAGATTGACGTTTGACTTCATCCATATAGTCGTCTTGAATTTTGTTTCGCATATCATTGTCTACATTCATACCTAAATCAACCATAGTCAATCCCACTTGTGATTTTAGATACTCCAGTCGATTAAGTCGCATGGTAGCATTGTAGACTTTCATTCTGGCGTTTTCTTCTGGAGTAAAGTCCTTATAGGATACTTTCTTACCTTGACTTCTGAGCCTGTTTGCCTTAGCCACAAGCTCTTTTGCCTCACGTTCGTATTTCTCAATGTCAAACTCATTAACTGCTCTATAAGCTCCAGTAATGCCGATACCGTCATTATGTACTTCGGCTATTTTCTGATATTCTGCATCAATCTTGTTGTAAATATCGTCAATAGCTTTCTCATAGTATTCAGTAAGGCGATTATTAAACTTCCTATCGTTCTCTAGGTTTTGAGCTATCCACTTCTTCTCGTCTTGCTCCCTGGCTTTCCAGTACGCCTCGTTCTTCCGGTTCTGCATCAGTTACACCACCTTTGAACATATCAGTAGCATTAATTGAATTCTGTAACGATTGCTTGATTAGATTTTCTTTTTCTTCATCAATCTTCTTGATTTCTGCCTTAGGGTCGTCAACAATAGATAACACTTTAAGTTGTGTTTCCTTAGATACTACGCCCTCAAGTGTCTTGGCTGTGTTTGCCTCGTCTGCGTCGTTTACTGGAATATTGCGTTTAAAGGTCAATGATAATCCAGCTTTAACTTCATCAGTTGTAATACTGCCGATAACCTTGCCTAAACTTACGATATTTCCTAAGAAATTGGTTAAAGCTATCGTGAATTTACGTTCTTCTAATGCTGCTTGATTTTGCATGCTTAGTAACTTGTATCTAATAGCTACGCCACTAGAGTTACCACTAAACGCCTCATCATTTAGATTTGCTACCATTGCGGTTTGAAAGATATCATTAACCAAACGATTTAACATGTTCTCTTGCATGTTGTCGCTGTCTGGCTTGGCTAGGAACTCAACTCTTGCATTAGCTGACTCTGGAGATGGATCATAAAACGCCTTTTTATCTCCGTTAAAATCAAGGATAGGTTTGCCTGTTTCTGGGTCCTTAGGTAAATTAAGTCCTAATAATAACAAATAAGCTTGGTCAAAATACTGAATTTCGTTAGCTTTCTGACTGAATGCTTTATCATACGCATCAACTAAAGTTCTAATCTTTCCAACAAGTGATAAACGTTCTTCGTTTGCGTAAAATTCCACTGCCGGAACTTCTTTAAATGGAACAATATCCCCTGTTTCTTCAAGAGTTCCGTCTCTGTCAATGCTGTAAACTTTGCTATCAGTGTAGGCTTCCCCAACTAACTCAGAATTAAAGTAAGCATATCTAACAAATGCCAATGGCTTACGCTTGATACTTGTATCATAAATGATAAAGCCTTCGTCTGGTGGAACTACTGCCACACACGTATTACTATCTTCATCTTGATAAGCTAACATGTATGATAATCCATAAATTGCCACTTGCTTGGCTACTTCTGATAATTTGTCTTGGAACGTGTTAATCTTCAACCAGTTCTGCAATAGTTCATTCTTGCTACCATCTTCTAGTTGTATCTTAACTGGCGTTCCCATAAAGTATCCGATATACGTATCTACAACATAATTAGCCCAATTACTGATTACTCTGTTATCTGGCCTGAAACTCTTAGGATCAAACTTCTTCTTTAAAATCTTATGTTCGCCGGTATAGTAACGGTAGTTCTCTCCATACGTTGTGATACCTCTGTTATAGTTAATAAACGTTAAAACATCTTCGCCTGTTAGATCTTCATTAGGATATAAATACAAGCCTTCCTTAGATATATAAGCACTTCCGGCAATCTTCGTACTATCTGCCACGTTTCCCACCTCCTAGATATAAATTGAATTGATAAATTGAGCGTCGTTGTTCAAATGCTCGTTGTAAATTGCGTAACGCATGGCGTCCATTACGTCGTCGTTTTGTTTGACTGGTTCGCCTGTTTTATCGTCCCAAATGTACGTGTAAATCTCATCTAGGAAACTTTGCACTGCTGAACTCAAAACAAAAAAGCGTCCTAACTTCATCAATTTAGCCACGCTTTCTATTCCAGCCATTCGTGCCTTGTTTGCATTTCTGGCGCTTATTCCGTTACGTAAAAATTCATTGTAGTTATCTGGACGTGCGCTATCTGTGAAAAAGGTAACGTTATAACCGTATCTCTTCTGAATTCCTTTGGCTACTTCAACCCAGTAATCAATAAATTTATATTTCTTCGTATGTTCTTCAATGAGATACGTATTGCCCTTATCATCATCTCCAAACACAACAATGCTCCCCTTATGATCATATCCCCAGTCAACTCCTGCATAATAATGTAAATCTTTTGGCACTTCATCAACAAGCATACGTTTCTTATCGAAATCTTGATAAACCATACCTTCGCCGGATACCCACAAGCCTAAAATATCACGTTCATACATCATACCGCTTGGTGTCATAGCTTTTTGGTCGTTGATATACTCTTGACCCAAAAAAGCCTCGTTATCTTCCAGTGTAAAATGCGTGGATACTGTTCTAACTTCTGGCTTATCATTGTCTAGATAATCTACCTTGAGCCAGTGTTGTGGATGATCTGGGTTGGTATCGCATATAATCTTAGCTCCATCACTGGAACATCTATCCATGATTTCTTTGAACACGTACTTGTTAGCAAGCGACGCCTCATTAACGTATGCACCCCATGCGGTCATACCACGTATAGCACCTAAACCACCAATAGAACCTGTATAAGCTAGAACGACTTTAACGCCAAATAAAGTGAAATTCCCATGTTTATCGAACTTGAACTCAATACCGTATTTATTACGTAATGGATTAAGTATGTTCTGTTCAATCGTCTTAGATGAAACGCCAGCTAGTATGTATTGTGGTTCTCTGAATTTAACTGCATCTGCTCGTTTCCTAACTGCTCGTAATTCCATCAGAAACAAGTCATTATCAATTACAGTCTTTCCGGAACGCTTTGCACCATAATTAATCATCAATCGAAAGCCTTGCTTGTATTTCTTCAAGACTTCAATTTGACGTTCACTATACATCTGCCTTAGTCCCATCTTCTTTCACTTCCTTATCTGCCAAAGTGTCTAGTTTGTCTAGGTATTCGTTTAGTAACTCTACGCCACTTGAACCACTATTTTTGAGTACTTGAGCTTTGTATTCTGCAATATCTGCCTCTGCGTTTGCTTTGCGTATCTTCGCCTTGTCTAGCTCTGGTGTACTGTTATCAGACATCATACCTGACATTTTTAAAATAGTGATAGCTGTTTGTAGTCGTACCATTTCTGATTTAGCATTTAACAAATTAACTAACTCTCTTAGTGCTTTACTTTCAAAGTCTTTCTTGACGACTAATTTCTTATATTGCTCTTGTGCCGCTTTGAATTTAGGATCTTTTTTCCATTCATATAAAGTAGATGGAACACGTCGGAGTTTTTTTGCAATTTCTTCATCTGTTAGACTATCTTCAAATAGCATAATAACAGCTTTTCTCTTAAGTTTATTCAACTCATAAAAAGGGCCCATTTCCTCCGATTTTCTCCGATTTTTCATTTCATATCACCCACCTCCGTTCTAATTGCTTTTTTTATTAAACGAACATATTCTTCAACATGTTATTCTTTAAATCTTTTAATGCGTTAACCGTATCTCTTTCAACTGCCATCTCATGCTCTAATTGTCTAAACATTGCTACGATTGCTTTCTGTGTTTCATAGTCATGTAAATAAATAGGAAACTTGCCCACTTCATGCTCTTGGATATTGATACCAGTTGCGTACTTGTGCATAAATAAATCTATGTTACGTTGCATTGCAATGTTAAAGTACAATGGGTCTATTCCAGTTTGTGGTATGATAGCAACATTCTTTGTGTGGATATATCCTGGTTCATAAAGAAAGCCAATATCCCCCCTAGTTGCTGATATTTGTAGAGTAGTTGTTCCAGCTGGATATGCCTTTCCTTGCTTAGCTCTAGCATACTCAGCAACATCTTCAAGTTTAACTACTTCATAAGTTCTAAAATCTACCATAGTGTCAACTGCCTTTCTCTATCCTTGCTATACTTTTCTTTCCAATACTTGGTAAAGTGTTTCAGTTCCTTATCCATGCTTGGTGTTGTTCCAACTAAATCATCTAGCATGTTACCGAACTCAATAGAATTTTCTTCAATTTGCTTATCAATCTCTCGCATTTCTTTTACAATTTCATACAGTGATGGAACTTCTTCAGGTTCAAACGTATCAATATATCTAGGTATGTTTAAATTGAACTCATTTTCTTCAATAAGATATCTAGATATATCTTCACTGAACTTATCTATTTTCTTTCGACACTTATATGCTTGGATAATCTTATCTACATGTTCTTGCTTTAAGTAATTATGGTTCTTACCTTTTTCAAACTCTTTGGCAGCGTCGATAAAGAAAATTTTTTTATGTTCTCTTTTCTTTTTGAGGATTAAAATAACCGTCGGTATATCAGTATTTAAAAACAATTTAGCCGGCAACCCTATTACTGCATCTAATGCATTGAGTTCTATTAACCGTTCTCTTATTTTACCTTCGGCTTGTCCTCTAAATAACACGCCATGCGGTAGGATAATAGCCATAGTTCCATCATCTGAAAGTCTGTTATATCCTTCTAATAAAAAAGCGTAATCAGCTTTAGATTTAGGTGCTAATACTTCAAACTGCTTAAACCGTTCTTGTTCTAGCATTTTGCTATCTGGTTGCCACGCAAAAGAATAAGGTGGATTCATAACCACCGTATCAGCTTTATTTTCTGGCAATTCATCTACTATCTCTATTTTGCTAAATCGTTCTTGTGCTGATAATTTATATAAATGTTTCACTTTCCTGGATAAGCTATCTCCATGAAACACGTATGCGTTAATATTTCTGATTGCTAAATTGAATAATAGAAAAGGCATTGCTCTATCTGAAAATTCTTCACAATAAAAACTACTATCACGATTAGTACTCCAACGCTTGATAGTTAATCCACCAGTACCAGCACATATATCAGCAATAGTTTTGGACGGTCCTAATAATTGATTAACTAATTCCACAACTCCATCTGGTGTGAAATCTTGTTTGTTTTTCTTTCGGTCAGAATGTTCTTCTTGGTAGTATTCTGTAAACCAATCATAAGTTAAGTTGCTTTCAACATCTAAAAATGATTTAAATAATTCATCTTTTCTATCGCTCATCAACAACTTATATAGTCTATCGGATGCTTTAAAGCTCTCATCTACTCCAATCAGTTCATTAATCTTCTGAATATCTATCAATTACTGCCACCACCTTTAAAAATGCATAAAAAAAGAACAGTCGTTAAACTGTTCTGAAATCCTTATTAAGAAATAAATTATTGAAAAATGATAGTTAATTGAAAAACCTAGTACAAATAACAATAGAAATTGCATTTATATATTCCACATAACGCTGTGGTTACGGTATGGATCGTGCCATACACACAAAGTAGTGTTCAGGACTTGAACCTGAACCACACTCCTCGGCTTAAATATTTTCCTAAAATGGAGGCATATTAATCTAGTCTTCTATCAGCAATTAGAACATCTGCACAACCACGCTAAACTGATTTAAATGTCAGAGTGTGGCGTTCCTACACACCACATAAGAGACAAGCTCCAATAGACTTGTCTCACTATACGTCTTTGAAAAGCTAATATATTAAATTATTTGAAATGTAAGAATAGGTCTTATTCATTGTCTTTCGACAATACTATAATACCACCTTTTCCGTTTAATTTCTTCCTTTTGCTTTCAATGTACGTTTTCAAAAATTCCCTTTGGTTTCCGTTTTTATGTAATGCTCAAATATAGATATGCAAGTCTGGGCAATGTAAATTTTGAACTTCTAAAATATCGGCAAATTCATTTAAAGCTCGTTTTCTGATTAAGTAGTACTTTGTTTTCTCATAGTGTAGCATCTGCATTGCCTCAACTGAACTTATTTCTCCAGTTACATTGTTAAATACCACTTTAAGCTCGTTTGAACCTTTATCTATCGTTTGCCTAACTCCATCTACAATCGCCTTTGCATACAGATATTTGACCATCTTCTCTTCGTTACTATTTCCAACACTCCCCCCAGGCATACCGCTTAAGCTAGGACTCTTCAAGTTTTCTGGGTTTGCTTGCATACATATATCATACAGTCTTGGATAGTAACTTCTATTTGTCAGAAACTCCACAACGTTTTCGGCTGTTCTATCATAATCAATTTTAGGTAAACCTAGTAACACATCTTCCACAAGTCCACGCTCCTAATATGTTATAATTATTCAAGTTGATATAATTTGCGTGCTTTCTTGGTGGAAAGTGCGTTTTTTTATTTTCCGATATTGTCAAAGATTCCAATCGCAACTACAACCGCCGCTGACGTAATACAAGTACTTTCGCCAATTCCGATTAGATAAAAGCCAGCTCCATATACTCCTGTTGCATCAAGTACGTATCCTGTAATAACTGCAATCAAACTCATTACTGAAATTGTTGTAAAAATTAATGCCATGTTCTTTTTCATCTTAAAATCTCTTCCTTTTCTTGAATGTTCTGTATTTATAAATCTTGTAACTCGTTCTTGTGATTAATAAACCTCTATCAATATATTTTGAAACCGACCTATAATCTTTTCTTCCTAAAAACTCAGCTACATCTTGCAAACTGTAAAACTGACGCTTTTCTTTAGTAACAACATCTACCAAGTAATACGACTTCACTCGTCTGTAATAACTGTCAATAACATCTTTCATGCCTAACACTTCGGCTTTTTGCCTTGAATACTTGACTCCATATTTCCAAAATGCTTTAGTTGGTTGTAAATCCTTGTTAATTAATTCAGATATTTCTCTGATTTCAAATTTTGACAATCCTATCTGGTCTGCTGATCTTCCTTTATTTCTGGTTTTTAAAATCATGTCCCAACATTCTTTTAATTCGTTTGGTAGTTCTTTGATATGCTCGTCCCATTCCATAATCGGACGCCATTGTTCTAACATGTTGATTGCGGTTATAAGCTCCATCTCTAATGCCTCCTAGATATTATCTTCTACCTTTATTTATTTCGTTTAATCTATTAATAAACCTATGGTAGTAGCCTAAGTCACTTGCAAGCCCTGCCTTGTCGTTATCTTCAACATGTATCATCATGTTCTTGTAGTTCTCAAACAAGTCTTTGATAACACCTTCTATTTTTATGGTTTTATCGTCCTTTTTCTCCACTTTCTCATCTTCTTTCTTATCTTCTTTATTGTCTACTTCAACCTTTTCTAACGAATAAACCGACCAACCAGGCATTTTTTTAGCCTTAGCTTGAGCGTCTGATAAATTGTCGTATGTAGTAATGTAGCCATTGTCCCTTTTTAATAAAATTCTGCCTTCGATTTCTGTTCCGATAACATAATAACTAGTCATTAGCGTCACTCCTATCATTTTATTTTTATACCGGTATAAATACCTTGCCACGCCCTCAAAACGTGCGACCGACTCAAATCTTGCGGATACAAGGTGGATAGTTACAGACACACGAAGAATATAATGCACGGAGGTTTTGCTCCTCTCTGTTTAATTTGTCTGCAACTATTGTGTATTTAAAAGAAAGTCTGGTTTTGGCAATAAATCTGCTTGGTTGCTACGGCATGAAATAATGGAAAAGGGAAAATTACACCTACCTTTGTAATAAATTTTTGTTGTTGTGTAGCTCCCTTGCATCTTTATCGCCTATGACTTAGCACCCTTTGACAGATACTAAGCCTATACTGTTTATGTCGTTATTTGAGAGATCCTGATTTACGTTGTTTGTGAATGTATAACGTTCAAATAACTAGCTAACAGTTTTAAGACTTGTTAAGGTCAAAATATTAATAATCTACTGCATAGCCAACGATATTTTGACTTCCTAAGTTAAAAAATCCCTTTCTTTCATTTCCTGTAGTTCTTCCTATGTAATCAATTTCCAAAATTTTTGCTTGAGCATCTAATTTTGAAACATTAGTAAAATGTAACGTCTCTCCATTTGCTAAAAATATTGTTACTTCTCTTTCGTTGTTGTTCATTGTGATTCCTCCTACTTAAGTTTTTCCATTAGTTCTATCAATTTTTGATTTATTGAAATTGTCATTATTGCTATTGTCGCCTCGATTGGTAAATCTTTTGCCAATCCAATAATAGTTGTTGAGATTACTAAAATAAGCGATATGATTCTCGTTATATTTATGATTTTCATTACTCCTCCTAAATTTCGTTTATTTCTACATTAGTCAAAAGGTCGCTAGGTTCTTCTTCACCAAGCCTTAGATCTTCAAGTGTTCCATACATTTCCAAAACCATGTTTTCTCGCAAATCAACAAGCATATATCCGCCGTTAATGCCTTCAGCTACAAGATATAAACTACCGTCGTCTTGCTTGATAACATTTCCGACTTGATACATTTCTTTAGTTTCAATTTTGTTTTTAAAATTAATCTTCATCTTCTTGTTCCTCCTCTAAAATTGTTTTAATTAGTTCATCAATATCAATATTTAAAAGATTAATTGCAAACACAATCTTGTTTCTTTCGTTTAATTCGTTATATAGCCCTTCTAGCATATATGGAGCAAATTGGCTATCTGTGTCTGATACTGCTATGCTCACTTCTTGATCTTTTCTCAAAATAATAATTGCGTCGTCATATCCATTCTTTTCGACCAACTTTGCGATATTCTTTGCTGTTTCATCTGGTTTAACTTGTTTCTTAAAATCCATGTTTCTTCCTCCATTTTTAGACTATTTTTACACTGCGAAATTTTAATCTTCTGTTCCTTTAATCTGAGATATTTTTTTAATATGCTTGAAAACTATGTCTATAATTTTTTTGATATCTTCGTTATCAATATAGTCTTGCACTGAAATTTCATATGTAGGATATACAGAAGTAATATATTTTCTTCTAATTTCAATACGTGAACCTTTGTAATATAGAGTTATTTCTGCAAATATTTGCTCTTCAAATCCGTCTTCTTCTAAAGAATGTTCAAGAATATAAGAATGTTCTTCATAATCGTGAAGCCAAAAAATATATATGCCTTTCTTTTCGTCTCCCCAGTTGTCTGGAAATTCACGTTTTAACTCTGCTAGCATGTTCTTAATATTTACATTTTCCATTTATTTCTACCTCCTACGCCTTTGTCATAAATCGTATAAACTACGTGGATCTTAGCTAAAGCAAGCCCAAATATTACAATCAATTCAACCAACCAAATTTTGAATATCGTTAAATCGAAAAAATAGAATATTCCTAAAATCAAGGTCATTAGATTTGCAAAAACTGCAATACCCACTAACCAGGATAATAATTTATTTAGTATCTTCATCTTCTTCATCTCCTACTAGCCCGTAATCAACAATTAGCTTAGCTTTGACTAATTTATCTCCAACAGATCCATAATCTTCAGCCAATATATCTAAACCGGCACATCTTGGTGTAAAAATTCTTCCATTACTTAAATCTACAAGGCAATAAAATCCTGCATCATCTCTAGCAACTAGGAAAGGCGATTCAAATCGTGAAATCACATTGCCCATTTTATAAATACCTTTGCTTATATCTTTAACTGAATTTTTGTATTCAATTTCCATTTTTAAATCTCCTTTACTTCAATTTCAATTCTTGGATCGTCTGCATACCACTTGCTCGTATTAAGTTCTACGATAGTGGCGTCGTCCGTCCATATAACGCCATTTAAGGCGTCTAACGTACTTTTGATATAATTATCCAAATCAGGCTTTACAATCGGTCTGACGTGTCCTTGTGTACGTCTAGCATGCTCTTTTTTTGATATGCTCTTCTGTACTTTACGGAAAAATCTAATCGTTACAGAAATCGCACTATCGAACTTGTTTTTGCCTCTCATTTCCAACATTGCCAACTGCTTTAACTCACGTTTGAATTTAGCTGTTTTAGGTGGATCATATACTCGGATAAATCTGCCACGCCCTGTGGCTCTTGGTCGTTCTTGTTGCTGTGGTTCAATGTTAAATGTTAATTCCATAGTCTGCTGCAAGTTCCTTTATTTTTCTTAAAAGTCTTTTACGTTCAATCTTCATTCCTTGTTTAACATATTCACACTTTAAGAAATTTTGTACTTCGTTTTCATCTTCTTCATCAAGTAAGCGTTCGAATGTTTCTTTGTCAGCCCTATAATACGCATCTTTAATCAGCGCTAATATGTCATTTTGACCTTGTTCATATTCCTTATTCATTCCTAGCCCTCCATTTGTTTCTCTGTTTCTGCACCCATAATCAAGTAAGGTCTTGTCTTACGGATTAACTCCGTAAACTCCACGTCTTGACCGACCTTAAGTGCCGGCTTATTTTCAAATAGATAACGGAACTTGATTCCTCCAATCGTGTATGTGATTCCGTTATCGTCTAGCATCATCTTTTCTACTCTCATTACATAGCCCTCCTATAATCTGGTATGTTTTCTTTAAAGTTGATAAAGTTACCTTTGGCGAACTTCCTAAGCCTTGACATGGTTTGTTCATTGTATTTGTCTGCAATGTTTTCTGGTGCTAGATTCGTTGTGATAATAATGTCTTTGTCTTCCCTATACCTCATAATTTCGTTGAACTTACTGGAGTTCCAGTCGTTAGCCATTTGTGGCTCTGTCCCTAAGTCATCAATTACTACACAATCAGCGCCTTTTCTGACTTGATTCATAACTCGATCCAGTAACTTCTGTGCCTCTCTATCGTTAATTGCCTGTTGTTGCATAGATACAAACAATGGATAATCAATGAATATGAATTTGTATTGATAATTGGTTAATCTCCATACTTCGTTGATTATGCTTATTGCTGCATGTGTCTTCCCTCTGCCACTAGCTCCTGAAAATAATGAATGGATTACTCTGTGATTAGGTTTTGCCATTCTGTTTGCAATTCCGATTGCTGTTTCAAGTACTCCATTTAGATTTGGCGTTCTTTTCATGTTTCTAAATTCGTTACTCATCATGTTTAAACTTGGTAAAATTGAATTTGACGTAAAATAATTGATTTGATCGTTTTTATTTGCCTCTAAAGTCCAATCTTCATCAGTACGTTTGACGTTGTTGTTACTATCGATAAATCCACACGTTGGACAAGCTCCACCAATATCTGGTTTAGGTTTAGGAACGTATAACCTAGCTCCACATTGTGGACACGTTCCAATATCTATGAAATGCTTAGCAAACATTAATTTGATTGCGTCCCCTAGGTTATCCATTCCAAAACGCCTCCCATGCCTCTTCGTCTGATTTACTATGGTCTTGTGTTCTAGCATCTATAAACATAGACTTCTTTTTGTTTTGCTTATTCTTTTGTTTCTGTCTATGTTCCTTAAAACGTTCTTCGTTCTTTATTGCATCTTCAACTGTCGTTATATGATTATCTTCATAATCATTTAAAATCGTTCTCAAGTATGAAAAATTAGGTCGTTTAGTATGATCTTCCATGTACTCAATCGCATGTACTACTAACTCATGTCCTAATCTATCTACATAATCAACTAGTATTGGTTGTTGTCTTCCTGTAAGGCTTGCTCCTGTCATTTGATATGCTGTAAAAGCATTGATTTGTTCATCAGAACTGGATTCCTTATTACTACTACTATTTATATTTATATTATTTATATTTATATTATTATCCTTAAAGTTTTCTTTAATAGGGGTCTTTAAGTTTTCTTTAATACCCCCTTTAACTTTTCTTGAATACCTATTTAAGTTTTCTTTAATAGGGTTAGTTTGTGGATACATCTTCCTTTGAATTATTTCTTTTGAATTCTCTTTATAAATCTTTTCAATTTCTAAATATCCACATCTTTTAAGATTGTTTATCCAAGTTGATATGCTAGTTTTAGATACTTCATACAATTTAGAAAAATAACTGTTTGTAGCTGTACAATATCCATATTTATTAGATAAGGCTGTTATTTCACTAAATAGCAATTTTTCATTTGCTTTAAGTCGTTTATCATATCTAACATTTGCGGTTAGAATTGAGTAGTAGCCTGGCTTTTCATTCATTGGATTTTCTTCCATTGCTCTTCCTCCTCTCTAATGGGCTTTCCACCCATTCGGCGTTGTAAGTTCACTGACTTATTTTTTATAGAATTAAATCTTTACCTTCGTTCTCTAAGATAAATTTAGATAACTTTTCTTGTGCTGTTTCTAATTTTGATGACCAAGTTTCAAAAGTTTCTTTTCCTAAAGTTACTGGAACTCCTGCTTTGAAAAGTAGTATTTTATAAACATCAATAGATTGTTTTAGTGCTATTAATTCGCCTAATGTCATTGCTTATCACTCCTAATAAATTTCAATGTCGTTAGCATCTATAAACGCTGTTATCTTTTTTGTTTGTCTGCAATACTCACAAACTCCACACCGTTTAGGTTCTGTTTCTCCATTCATAACTTCAAAAATATGATCTTGATTCTTCTCTATAAGTTCTAAACTTCCATTCATGTAATATTGAGCGTCTGGACTGTTAAAACTGTAAGCCTCATGGTCTGGCGGTGTTTGTTTGCTAACGCCAAATATGAATGGTTGACACTCAACATTGAATGTTTGCTTAATCAGTTCTCTATACACTGCCATTTGCATGTAATAACCGTATGCACTGATAAAATTGGTGTATCTGTTTAAATCTTCGCTCCAGTGTTTTTTGTGGAGGTCTTGATTTGTCTTAATATCGCAAAAGTAAGCTTTATCAAGAACTAAGCTATCAATTTTGCCTTTCCACTTATGACCGAATATATTTCCAGTAACAATTACTTCTTTTTTCCCTGGCATGTAGATATTTTTAAAAGCCTCATCTTCATCAAGTACTTTTATCATTTCGTCGCCTTTGACAAAATCTTTCTTGATTCCTTTTTCTGGGTTTCCATACTTGAATAAAGATTTCTTGTTATCTTCTAAAAATTTTTTGTGTGCCTCTTTGCTTTCAAAATACGAATGAACATAATTTCCAAGTAATAAAGCTGTTGGATCGCTTACTGGTTGCCATTCTTCTTTAAGCTTTGCTAAGGCTTGAGCCTCGCAATTTAGAAAATCTTTAAAGAGTGATACACTCATATATTTCCAACTCGTATCATGTTGGTAATAGTTTTCTTGCGTTAATTTCATAAGTTCCACCTACTTAATTAATCCGAACTCATCAAACAATTCTGTTTGATTTTCGTCTGATTCCACTTCCGTTGGTTCTGCATCTGATTCAGTATCTTCAATAACTACTTCATCATTTGCATCAGGCTTTTCTTTTGGTTCTTCAACTGATTCTTGTTTAGTTTCTCCTGGCTTGTTTAAAGCTTTACTAATAAGATCGTTTGCTTGTTTCTCTTGAGCTTGAATTTCTTTAGGTTCTTCACGTTCAAACTCGTTTTCTGTTGTGTTGTTGATAGCTCCTGTTAATAGGTCGCTATCATCACTTGTATTGATGAACATCTTGGCAGCTCGATTTAAAACAGTTCTCTTTGCCATTTCTTGTCCGAAATTCTGTTGAACCTTGTTGTTCTTGTTTCTGGATTGTTGCCAAGATTTATCAATTTCTTCTTTAGTCATCACTGTATAATTGATTGAGCCATCTTCTAACTTAATCATTGCGAATGCTCCAATAATTGGTTTGTTCATGTTCTCGAACTTAGGTTCAAACTTAGTAACAATCATTTCCATATCTTCATTTGAACCAATTTCAAAAACGTCTCCCTCATGAATTACCTCAGCTTTAACTTTGCTTACGTTAGTCAATCGTTTTAACGCTGCGACCGTTCCGAAATATGAACGTTGCATCTGTAACTCATTACCGTACACAATGAAATAGCATTGAGTTTTTGCTGGACTAAGCCCTTGAGTTACCATATCCAACAAAGCATTTGCTATGCTCTCTTGTGTTGCTTTTTCAATTCCATATACCTTTTGTAAGGTAAAAAATGCTGAACTCAAGGCGTTTTTTGCACTGTATTGTTCTGGCAAAGCTAAGCCTTCATCTTCCAAAACTTTGATACGTTTGCCTACTGCCTCAGTGATACCTTTTTGCATTTTAATTAATTGATTCATGTTTATTTCCTCCTAATAATTCACGTTCTAACCAACCTTGATTTGATAGATATTCTTGTCCTTTATGTTCTAGGTATCTATCATCTGGCAAGGCTATTGTGTCCTTACCAAATAGGTGTTCAATGGCTTTGTCTGTTTCTTGTCTGTCCATTGCTTGTATCCTCCGTTAGTGGTATACTTTAAGTAATTCAATTAACAAAACTCTTTTAGTTTTGTATATTTTCTTTACGTCTAGCCGGTTTAATTAACCGGCTTTTTTAGTTCAATCAAAAAATTCGCCTTTCTTGATTGCATCTACAATTCCATGTATGGTATAGCCGGCAAGGATTGATAATCCTATCAAGGTAAAATAACCAGCTGTGGTTAATTCGATCATTTTTCATCACTTCCTTTACGTTTCCTGTTCCAACGGTAAAGATCCACGCTACATGCAAATGCCATGCATGCGAATATTCCGTATATACACCACATTGTGATTCCTCCTAAACTTCAAAATTTTCTTTCAAAAACCTTCTGACTTCTTCACGATCAAAACGAATTGAACCGGTTGACCATATTTGTTTTTTCAAGCCCATTGCAATCCATTCGTTTAGGCGTCCTTGCCCAATTCCTAAGGATTGCTTAAGCTGTTCTTGAGTTGGATAAGGTGGTAAATCGTAAGTATCAGCCATTAGATTCATGCGTGTATCAAACGCCTTGAGTGCTTGACTGACAATTTCATTTGCCACTTCCTTTGCCTCAATTTTTATTGGAACTGTAACTTCCATGAGTTACACCTCCATGTTTTTGAGTTGATTCTTGAGTATTCTTTGAATACGTCTGTGGCGACGCTTATTGAATTCCAACTCAACTCCCGCCGTTTTCATGTAGTAGATTTTTGTGTACGTCAATCCACTGTGCATTAAATGAAATAGTCTGATGAATTCTTCTTCCTTAGTAATTTGTTTAATATCATTTTTCATTTTTTTATTTCTCCTTAATCACATTAGGTTTTAATTTAATCACGTTTTGTTATTTTATCTTCAAAAAAAAGATAGTCTACCGTCTTTCCATATAATTTTGAAAGTTTTATTTTTGTTTTATCACTTCCTACCCTCTTACCTTTTTCAATCATTGAAAGAGAGGCTTGAGTAATACCAATCTTATCAGCAACTTCTTTTTGCGTTAAACCTTTAGATTCACGTTCTTTTGCCAATCTCATTTCTCCATCTCCTTTCGATACATATATTATATATCACATTTCGTTATAAGTAAACACCTTTTATAACATTTCGTTATTTTTATTTATAACGCTTTATAAAATATAACAAAACGTGATATATTATAGTTAAATAATTACATAAAGGAGTGATTTAAATGGACTTAGGAAATAGAATAGCTGTTTTGAGAGAAAAGAGAGGATTATCGCAAGCGCAATTAGCCGACAAACTCCATATTTCTCAAGGGTCGTTAGGTATGTATGAAACTGGCAAAAGAAAACCAAATATAGAAATGTTGAATACACTAGCCGATTTCTTTAATGTCTCTGTTGATTATTTGTTAGATAGAGAAAGTAAAACAGTCAAAACTGCCGATATTGAGGACGATAGCGTAATCTTCACTTACGAAGGCAGACAGATTCCGAAAGAGGATTTAGAGTTTATGAGGCGATTAATGAGAGGAACACGCAACGATTTAAAATAACGGAGGTATTATTATGAGAGATGATATTATGTCCTACTTGGATAATATTGCGATTGATAATAATATTCGTGTGATCTGGGAACATTTTGATCCATATACTCCGCCAGGTTCTTCTTATGATGATATGTGCGTTGTTATGAATTTAGACTGGCATAATAAAGATGAGTTAGTATTCCAATACGCCCATGAACTTTCTCATATTATCCGTGGAGATAGAACAGACTTATTTTTCTACAACACGTTACATAGTAATAAAACTGGCATTGAATATGAAACGAATTTAGTAGCCGTTAGATTGCTAGTACCCTTTTATTGCAATGATACAGATATTAAGGATATAAATGTTTATGATTTTATTGATAGGTACTGCATACCTGAATATTTGGCGGACGTTGTTAAAAGCGAAATAACTAAATTCTTTAATGATAGAAATAAAAATAAACACTACGTACTATATTAAGGGGAGATTTTAAATGAGAAAACTTGTATTAAAATCCATGATAGCTGTAACTCTACTAACTGGAGTTACTGAAACAATTACATATATCAACGCTCCAACAGTTGAGGCTAAAACTTTATCAAAGAAAAAAGTTAAAAAAGTAAATAAAGCACTTAAAAAGGCACTCAAAGAGGATCAAGGATTTGCTACTGGTAAACTTGATGAAAATGGAAATCCAACAGACAACGGAACTCCTAACCCTAAGTTTGATTATGCTACTTATGTAAATAGTCTTAAATATCAATCAAGTGGAGCGGTTAAAGTCCAAATGAACGATAAATTAACAAGCCTTAACACTGCACAAATGGACGAAATAGCACACAATGTTCAAGGCTTAGTTGATAGCACACTTATGATTGAGGAAGTTATCACACCGGAGGATACAACCAAAGGCGTATATTTAAACTTTTACTACGGAAAACGTGCTATCGGTCATTCTAAGTTAAGTGATCATAAAGAATTCAAATGGTATACAAATTAGATAGATCCCCCACCGCTTAAGGTGGGTTTATTTATATGGAGGTGCAAACAATGGCTAAAATAAAGAAATACACCAAAAAAGATGGTTCTAAGGCTTACATGTTTAACTTGTATCTTGGAACTGATCCAGTAACTGGAAAACAACGCCGAACAACAAGGCGTGGATTTAGGACAATGGCAGAGGCAAAGACTGCACTATCACGTTTAGAGTTAGAGGTCATGGAAAACGGACTTCCAACAAGTAAGCGTAAAATTATGACCTTTGAGGAGGTTTATAAAATGTGGTTTGAGCAATACAAAACGACTGTTAAGGAAAGTACTGCATACACTCAAAATAATATTATAAACGTTCAAATACTCCCCTATTTTGGATCATTAAGAGTAGACAAAATAGATACTGCATTTTGTCAAAAACAAGTTAATAGGATTTTTAAAAATCTAAGAAACTACAACAATGTAATCAACATAGCACGTCAAATACTGGATTATGCCAAAGTTATGAAACAAATTAAAACTAATCCCATGAACGACGTAATCGTTCCTAAAAAACGAAAGACTTTAGATGATACTGATAATCAAGTAAATTTTTACACTAAAGAACAATTAAGAACGTTCTTAGAAACTTTAAAGGAACATGCTACATATCAAATGTATGTAGTATTTAGAGTTCTGGCTTTCACTGGTATGCGTAAAGGTGAACTTGCTGCATTAAAATGGTCTGACGTGGATTTTAAGAATGGAACAATTACGATAGATAAGACTGTTGCAGTTGATAGTAACGGAGGCTTGCATATACAAGCACCTAAGACACGTAAAAGTATACGTACTATATCAGTTGACGATACCACTTTAAACGCCCTTAGAACATGGAAAAACGAACTCAGAAAAGAATTATTTAAGCAAGGTAAAAACATAGACAAAGGCGACGGATTTATCTTTCATAGAAATAACGGAAATTTCATAAACAAATACATTGACCAGTTTCTTCCGTCTTTTTTGAGAAAATACGATCTTCCACAAATTAAACCACATGGATTCAGACACACTCATGCATCTTTACTTTTTGAAAGTGGAGCAAGTATCAAAGAGGTTCAAGATAGACTTGGACACGAAAATATAAAAACAACTATGGATATCTATACCCACGTTACTCAATCAGCTAGAGAGAAAACGGCAGAGAAATTCGCGAAATACATTGATTTTTAGTCAATACGTATTCAATTACGTATTCAAAATAAAAATAGACACTTTAAAAAGTGTCTATAATCGTTTATATATCAACGTTTTTGGCGTGCTTGTATTTTTGTATGGATTAAATTTTAATTTTAA